ATTAAATCTTAAATTATTATAAATTAAATCTGATCTAAAACCTAAAGCTAAATCGAGATCATCATCTATTCCGATGAGTCGATCGTCGACTAAGTTATTTTTTAGTTCTGTTAAATTAAATTTATTAAGATCACAGTCTCTTATCTTCTTATAAAATAAGTCGTAAGATGTTACTATATCTTTAATCGTTATATGAGTATTTACTCGTGGACGATCATTGACAATAGCTTCACTTGGACCAGTGATTCTATATAATTCATTTTTTACTGCTGTACGAGAGTAAAAGTTTTTACCTTCATGAGTTTTCAAAATATTTGTAAACTCTTTGCGAGGTTTGACTAACTCAGGCCCTTGATTTTTTCTAAGTTTTTTCCAGTTAAATCTAAAATCTGGAGAATATTTAGAATAATTATAGAGCTGTTTCATCCAGCGATAATCTTTACGAACCCATTGACCTGGCATTCCAAGTCCCCCATATTTTGGAGAGACATGAAGTGGCATGTGACTAGGTTTTATATATTTTTTGTACGTTTCAAACATTATTGTTTTAGCTAAATCAATAATCTTTGTAACATATGTACCATGTTTTAAAATCTCTGCCTTCGAAAATTCGTCGGAGGGACCATTTAAAGCTTGAATTGAAAGCAAACCATATGGAGGAGCATTTCGCTCTCTAAATAGTAGCTTTGACTTCATTGCAAATATAGGGATTAGTTCGGAACCTTGTCTAGAAAAGACACGTTCAGTGAACACACACCCTTCACGAGTGACGAAGTCACCTTTATCGGACCATTTCATGTTCCAATCATCTACTAGTAGTTGTTTGTACGTGTCTATGTTCCCATTAGAAAAAGTAAAATGTAGACTGTCATCTCCAAAAGAGAATAAGTCTTCATCCATCTTTGTTAAATGAGGAACCTTGGGTTTATCCCTATGGATACCAAGATTTCTCGTTCTATTAAATCTATCCTCATGTGTCCATTTTGGCGCTAATGAAGGATATAAAAATTGACTTTCAAGTGCGTGCATCACACCCATGACCCAAAAAGAAAGAGTCATGCCCATGTGTTGCCCGTTCATTTGTTTGACGAATGGAACATTTCGTTGCCAGTTGTCATATAATGATCTTTTCTCAGATATAGGGGCTTTTTTTCGGATATAATGTAATCCGTCATCTTCCTCTATTAATCTAAAATAAGAAAAGCAAACTTGTAAAATCTTTTTATATTTATCTTCTGTATTTCCAGTTACATAAATCCAAACTTCCCAAAGTACATACTTTGAAAACTTTGTGTTCATATGATTGGTACAGGAATGTAAATCTCCTGAATGCATGATCATACCTGGCTCATAAGCCTTTCGTATT